ACATGGAGTTGCTCGTGGACATTTTGATTATGAAAGCGACCGACGAGCACGGCGCGAAGCTGTTCACGATCGAGCACAAGCCGACGCTCTTGAACAAGGCTGACAGCAACGTCGTGGGCCGCATCGCCAACGCGATTCTCGCGGACAACGCGCCGAGGGCTGACGACCTAAAAAACTGATTCACGGCGGGGAGGCGGCAGACCTCCTCACCGTGTACGCTCTCGCGGACCGCCTCCATAAATTTGCCCACGAAGTGCTCGCCATGCCAGCGCAGGAATTGAACGGTTGGCTCGTTTACATCGAACATCAAAACCGAAAACTGAAGCACCATGGCTGAAGCATCATTTACACTCAAAGCGGTCGATGCGACGAAGGCGGCGTTTGCTGCGGTGCAGAACTCGCTCGGCAAGCTGGAGAAATCCACGCAAGGGCTTTCCAAGATTACCAAGCTGGCGTTCGGTGGCGAAGCCGTGATGGGCGCGCTTAACATGATGAAGCAGCGGCTCGACAAGGTCGCGACCGCTGGCGAAGAAGTAGGATTCAGCGACGAGCAAATCGTGGCGGCGATGGAGATGCAGAATCTCGTCGAGGGGACGCTCAACTTTTTCATGAAGCTGCCGCTGGCTCTGGCGCAGGTCGGCATCAGCATGGGAAACGCTTTCAGCCCGCTTACAAAAGATGAAATCAGGCAAAAGCTCGACGACCTGAAATTAGTGAGATTCAAGAAAGAGATTGAGGCATCTGGCGCAACGCTGACCGAATTGAAAAAAGATTTTGACCAAATAGGAATGTCACAGGAGCAACTAACTGCGGCAAAAAAGAATCTCGCCGTCACGCTCGGCGCGGAACTGGAAGCAATGCGCGGAAAGGGCGATCCAGTTGCTACCGCGAAAAAAGAAATCGAGGTCCAGAAGGTTCTGAACGATCTAAGAAAAGACGAAGTATCAGAGGCGGATAAACTCAAGAAAGTAACCGAGCAACTAGGGGTCGTTCAAAGCCAAACATCCGTTGCGACTATTCAGCAGTTGCGATCAAACCTTCAGGCAGACAAGGAGCGCGTCAGCGCTTTACTAGGAGGTCGCGAGGCGTTCGGATTGAATCGAGACGTTCCTGAGGAAAATACGCAGATTCAAATCAGGACAAAAGAGCAGTTGCTAGAGCTTCTCCCGAGAATCCAAGCGCGTGAGGAAAAAATCAATGCGCTCATGAAGGAGCAGAACAGGCTCTTCGACGAAGCCGGCCAAATTCTCGCGACTGGATTTGAGGACGCGATTCTGAGCGGCCAAAAACTGAGCGAGGTGCTGCGCGCAATCGGGCAGGACTTGGTCCGACTAGTCTTCAGCAACATGATAACGCAGCCGCTCGCGAAGGGAATCGGGACGTTCCTGTCGGGGATGCGCGCCGAGGGCGGACCCGTCGGCGCAGGCGGTGCCTACGTCGTCGGCGAGAAAGGCCCAGAGCTATTCGTGCCGCACTCCTCGGGCAGCATCGTGCCCAGCGGCGCAATGGGCAGCAGCGGCGGGGGCTCGGGCGGCGTGACGGTCAACTACAACATCGCCGCGGGCGTCTCGCGCGCCGAGCTGGTGCCAATCCTCGAACAAGAGCGGCGGCGCCTCAAGGCCGAGATTCCCGACATGGTGCGGCGCGGGGGCGGCTACCGCGCGGCGTTTGCTTAACCGTCATGGCTATTACCTACCCACTCACGCCGCCTGATCCGTTCTACCTCTCGCGCTTGTCGCTCACGGGCGTCTCGGCGGTGTCGCGGAATACGTCGCCGTTCACCCTGCAAACGCAGCAATACAACCACGCGGGCCAAGCATGGCTCGGCTCGGTTGATTGTCCGCCGATGACTCGCGCGGATGCCGAGACGATGCTGGCCTTCCTGCTGTCGGCGCAGCGCGGCACGTTTCTTTTTCAGGACTACGCAAACGCAAATCCGCGCGGTGCAATCACCGGCACTCTTACGGTCTCAAGCGCGACGGCAAACAGCACGACGCTGACGATGATTAACACCGGCGGCTCGGGGTCATTCGCGGTCGGCGACTGGCTGCAAATCTCCACGTCGCTTTACAAGGTCATCAAAGCGGATGGCGCGGGCTTAATCGTCGATGTCTTTCCGGTGCTGCGCAAAAGTTACGCAGCGACGACGGCAATCGTGAAGACTAACGCAAAAGGCGTCTTCCGCCTCGCGCAACCGACGACGGAGTGGTCGATTGAACTGGCGAGCGTTTACGGCATCAGCTTTTCAATCGTCGAGGACGTCGAGACATGAGCATAACCACAGCAGGACGCGGACTCACTAACGACATGGTGACGGAGGTGAGCGCATCGCAGCTCTCGCCCATCCTGCTCGCCTCGCTTTCCTTCGCGACGCCGGTGCATATCTGGACCGGCTACGGCACAATCACGGTCGGCAGCACCGCCTATCTCGGAATCGGCACGCTCGGCTCGATCTCGCCGGTAGAGGAGACGACGGACCTCGCAGCGCGCGGCATTTCCATGCAGCTCTCGGGCGTTCCAACGGCGATGCTGGCCGTTGCGCTCACCGAAAATTATCAGGGCAGGGAGTGCTCGGTTCTCTTTGGCGCACTTGAGGCCAGCGGCGCACTCGTATCGTCGCCGGTCACGATCTTCTCGGGGCGGATGGACGTGATGAGCATCAACGACGACGGACAAAACGCGACGATCGGCATGACCGCCGAGAACAAGCTCGTGGACTTCCGCCGCCCGCGTGAAGTGCGCTACACCGATCAAGAACAGAAAAACCTTTTCCCGTCCGACAAGGGACTTGAGTTCGTCACCGCGATTCAGGAAAAGCAAATTTACTGGGGCAACGCGAAGCTCGTCGCGCCGATCAACGAAGGTGGAGGCGAGAGCGAGCGCACCGGATACGAATAAACATGGCCGCGCGCTGCAACAACTGGCCGGACCTGCTCACGGCTTACATCGAGCGCAAGCGTCACGAGGCTTTCGCGTGGGGCTCGAATGATTGCTGCCTCTTTGCGGCGGACTGGGTGCAGATTGCAACCAGCCGCGACATCGCCGCGCAATGGCGCGGGCAATACGCAAGCGCGCTCTCGGCGCATCGAGCACTCAATCGAGGCGGCGGAATCGAGCGGCTTGTCGATCAAGCTGGAGGGACGAAAATCGCGACCGCGCTTGCTCGTCGCGGTGATCTCGTCGCGCAGGACGGCGGCGACGGCGTCGCGCTGGGTATCTGCATCGGCAGCGTCGCGGCTTTCCTCGCTCGTGATGGACTGCAATTTGTGCCATTCCTGAACGCTAGAGTCTGGAGATTTTAACCATGCCACAAGTATTGATCGCATCTGCTATTGCTTCCGCGTTCAAGGCGGCTGGGTTTTACATCACCTCGCAAGCTCTGGCGATGGTCGCCGCCACGGTGCAATTCATCGCCGTCACCGCCGCGTCAATGGCCGCGTCGAAGCTGCTTGCGCCAAAGATGCCGAGCTTCTCCGACTCGTCGCTGTCGGAGCGCGGGCAGATGGTGCGTTCTCCGATCGCGGCGCGCTCAATAATTTACGGTCGATGCCGAGTCAGCGGGACCATAGTTTACATTTCTACGACGGGGACGAAAAACGAATACCTACACCTCGTCGTCGCTCTAGCCGGCCACGAGGTCGAGGCCATCGACGAGATTTATTTCAACGACGAAGAGGTGCCGTTATCTGGAAATCTGCCGACCGGATTTTACTCTGGGGTGGCGCTCATCAATAAAAAGCGCGGAGTGCCGAACGACACCGCCGACCAAGATTTGATTGACGCTACGGTCAATCTGACGGACGGCAAATGGACATCGGATCACAAGCTCTCTGGCATCGCCTACCTCTACGTCCGCCTGACATGGGACGCCGAGAAATACCCAAGCGGCATCCCGAACATCAGCGCGGTCGTGCGGGGCAAAAAGGTCTTTGACCCTCGCAACTCGCAGACGGTTTATTCGGCCAACGCCGCGCTCTGCTTGCGCGACTACCTGACAAGCGCCTCGCTCGGCATGGGCATGACGACTGCGGAGATGGACGACACGGCTTTTGGGGCGGCGGCAAACATCTGCGACGAGAACGTGGAGATTAAGCCGGTGACGACGCCGACGCCGACTGAGGAAAATAGATACGAGGCGAACGGCGTCGTCTCGACCAGCGCGTCACCGGACGAGAACATCGGCAAGTTGCTTTCGGCGATGGGTGGACTGATCGCCTACACCGGCGGCAAGATCGCGCCTTACGCTGCCGCCTATCGCATCCCGACCGTGACGTTCAGCGAGAAGCATTTCGTGGGGCCAATAAGCGTGCAGACACGCACCAGCGCTCGCGACCGCGTGAACTCGGTCAAGGGTGTTTACCTGAGCGAAATCAACAACTGGCAGGTGACGGACTTCCCGACGATTACGGACGCAACCTATGTTTCTGACGACAACGGCAGCGTCTTTTTCCGCGACGTGGTGCTGCCGTTCACGACATCCTCGTCTTGCGCCCAGCGCCTTGCCGTCATCGAGCTTCGCCGCGCTCGCGAGGAAATCACGATGTCCGCGCGCTTCCGACTAGAGGCGATGCAGGTGCGCGCGGGCGATACCGTGATGATCACGAACTCTAAGCTCGGGTTTTCATCCAAGGTTTTCGAGGTGATGGAATGGAACTTTGCGAGCGGAGGAAATCCGCCCGAGGTCTTCGTGGACATGACGCTGCGAGAAACCGACTCGTCGGTCTATTCGTGGAACGTAACGGATGAAATCTACACGGCAGGCGCGCTGAACACGACGCTGCCAAATCCATTCACGATTGCGGCTCCGACAAATCTTTCCCTGACCGCAGACGGCACGACGCAGTTCATTCAACTAGACGGCACAGTCATTCCGCGAATCAGGGTTGCGTGGACCCCGCCGGCGGCCGGCTTCATCGAGTCTGGCGGCGCTGTCGTCATCGAATACAAGCCGAGCGCCAGCACTACTTATCTGACATGGAGCCGCCTCGAAGGGGCGCAAACAGAGGACTTCATCAGCTCGGACGTGAAGATCGGCACGAACTACAACGTGCGAATTTA